TGATCGCGGGCAGTCTTATTCTGATAAGCGGAAACCAGGCCATCACGCATCTTGTCCAAGGCTTCCGCCATGGATCTCATATCCCGAGCACTACCCATCACCACAGCCGACGGATCATGGATCATGATCAAGGTATTTTTGGGCATGACCACTTCATCTCCCGCGCACAAAATCACAGATGCAATGGAAGCGGCCAAGCCATCCACCGTGACGGTGATCTTGGCCCGGTGCCTTTTGAGCGCGTTATAAATGGCGATGCCATCAAAGACAGAGCCACCCGGACTGTTAATCCGCAGCGTCAACTCGGAGACACCACCTAAAGCTTTCATCTCTTCTATGAAAGCCTTGGCTGGCACCCCGTAGGCCCCAATTTCGTCATAGATAGTGAGTTCCGCGACGCCATCGCTGGCACGCGCTGTAAACCATGTTTTCATGTGAATTCCTTTAAGCGGCAGATGCTTTTGAAGGGGTGTCCGACTGATTTTCCTCAACCAGGGAAGAAAAATTGGCGTCTTTCTCAAACTTCAGGCCAAGAGCTTCTTCTCGCGCCCGGTCCGCAGCTATCCGCCGATCTACTTCTTCGGCGTCAAAGCCTTCGCTTTCGATGACATCAGAGCGGGATTTAAGACCGGCATTGATGGCCTCTATCTCAGCCTTGCGATCTTTTAGAGGGTCAACCCAATCCCATTTTGGCGGGATCCATTTGGCCGGAAGATATAGCCCCGGGCTGGTCGTAAAATCAGTAATGCCCAACGCGCCAGACAGCACAGCGTTTTCCATCCAGCGTCGCCATACCGGGCGACACATCTGAAAGATCATCACGTTGTGCTGGAACTGCTCCATGCGTCGGCGGAACTCGAGCTTGCCTTCGCGTAGGCTTGAATAATTGGCCTGACGCAAATCACCGGTGACATTGGTATAGGGCACACCCATGGCAGAGCAACAGGCCAGCAAGGTTCGGTATTGGAAGGCTTCGTAAGATCCGCCAACATCGGCAGGGTCAGAAAACTTGATATCCTCACCCGGCAACAACAACTGCATGGTACCAGGCTGCAATCCCAACAGTGCCGCCCCGTCATCATCGCGAGGAAGACCTTCTTCACCCATGACATCTTCCGGTGCCGGGCGCGTAACAAAGGCGGCAAACATGGCCGCGACTTTTTTGCGATCCAGTTCCGCATCATCATATTGATCGAGCAGCCACAGCTTGGCCATGGCTGGAGCCAACCACGGAACCCCTCGTATTTGTCCTTCGGCCACCGGGTTAAATATATGAAGCACTTGATTGGCCTGGACACGAACACGGGAGGTGCCAGTTGGTTGGCGAACATCGCCAGGAGAACGTCTTAGAAAATGGTAGGCAACGCGCCTGCCTAATTTGTCGAATTCAACACCGAAGATGACCTCGTTGCCATTGGGCAAGGTCTCACAGTGCGATAATGGCAATTGCTCAGATGGCAGCAGCTGAAGTTGAAGTGGAACGGACAGCCCGTCCTGAGACCGTCGGGACCGTAACCGGAAAAAACATTCCCCAGCCTCAAACACGGCGCGCGCCGCCATGGACTGGAGGCCATTGAAATCGGTTAATCCATCCGCGTCCGCCTCATCGGTCCAGGCTAGCCACAGTCGTTGAATGCGATCCTTGAGCTCGGCATCTTCGACCAGGCTGGATGGCTTGATGCCAGCACCAATGGAATGGGCCGCAAAGCTTGAGGCCGCGTTGGATGCATAAGGGTTGTTGCGGACAAGATCGCGAGATCGAGCGCGCAGGACATCACCACCTTGTCGAACGGCGGCATTAATCCCTTCAGATCCTGATCGCCACGTCGACAAGCGTCGGGCCATTTGCGCGCCTTCAAAGCCCATCGCCCTGATTTGGCGGATTTTTGAACGCCCAAACAGGGTGCGTAAATTTTGCAAGAACGGCATCGTTTAATAGCCCTTTGAGGAAAAGGTTCTGATCTGGCGAACAGGTTCTGTGCCGTTAAGCTTCGAAAGCTCACGCTCAAGGTCTCGAATGGCCGCGACGATTTCACTGTCGCCCCGGTATTCGATGGTTTTGCCGTCATAGCTGACCCGGGCAACGCCGCTGGCACGTTGAGACTTCAGTGCCTCAATCTTTGCCGTAAGTTCTTCCGTGGTCGCCATTGTATTACCTGTTCATGTATCCGCTTGTGATCACCCGGCGGTGTGAGGCATGCGGCCTTACAATTTGACCACCATGTCGGGCCTCGAGGGCTTCCACGGGCTCAACGCAGAGATCATCACCGGCGTGAATATTCAATTGATCTTCTAAATGTTGCCAACGGGCGTCCGACCAACGATCGGCACCCATGATCCAGGTGGCAGCACGGGCATAAACCCGACAATCAAGGGCTTCATTGCGGTCGCGCAGCTTCTGCCATTCAAGACGGGTAAAGCCGCGTTTGGTTCGAACCGTTACCAGTTGTTCGGCGACCAATTGTTTAATCCACTCGGTTTCAACCCAGGTGGGCAGATGAATAGAGCCTTGCGGATAGGTCGCACCGTCCGCCCGTTCTTCATCGGTCGGGCGATCCAACCTCAGGAACCGATAGGTCTCGGCCTTGAAGGTGGAAACCGCGACGGTCCAGAGACGTGCACCCCGGCGCAGGCGTTTACCGGCATTGGTGCTATCCACATAGGTTGGCCCCGAGACCGGGCTTGAGCGGTTAAATCCTTCAACGCCCTTAACCGGAGCCACTTGCGCGAACCCAGCCTTGCGGGCCCAACTGTAAACCGTTGGGGTTTCATAACCGGTATCGATGGCCAGCTTGGAAATCCGAAGAGCCGCTCCGGTCTCATGGGACCAGGTTTGACCAAGGAGTTCACTTAACGCGGTCCAGGCACCGGCATCGCCAGGACCACCCTCGATCACGATGTGATCAATGAGCCAGCTTTCCAGCCCACGGCCCCAGGCCCATACATCGATTTCAATTCGGTCTTTTTGAACATCGGCACCTGCGGTCAAGAACAAACCACCTTTCGGCACCGTTCCCGTCTTCCACGCTATGCGCCGGTCATAAATCCTCTGCCAGTCCGGGGCCTCACCGGTTTCTTGCCAGGTCTCACCAAGGTCTGTGTTTTTGGCCGATTTTAATGCTGCATCATTGCCCTGTGCGGCCACCCAAGTAGCGGCGATTTCGGCCCAGCTGCGCCAACCAATGGGGCTGTACAAACTGGACAGATGAAAACCGACAGTTTTACCGTTGCCGCTTTCTGGCTTAGCCGTTGCCCGCCAGGCCCCGCGTTCCAACATCCACGTCTTGTGGTGCTCTTGAATATGGCCTTCGCAATCTTCGCAACCATAATGTGCGGTTTCTGGTTTTCCCTTGTCCCATTTCAGATGCTCAAACTGAAGCCACTGCATGTGTTTGCAATGGGGACAGGGGATAAAATACCGTCGCTGATCCGTCGCCTCAAACTCGCGCTCAATCCGGGACACGCCTTTGACGGTCGGCGTTGAGACAATAAAAATCTTGCGCCGGGCAAAGGTCCGCGTTCGGGCTTCCGCAAGGGCCACCGGATCACCTTCACCTCCAATGTCACCCAGATAGCCATCGACCTCATCCAAAAACAAATACCGCACCGGCATGGAGCGAAGCCCCACCGCCGAGTTTGCCCCGGTCAAAGCCAGCATGCCGCCGGGGAACGATTTGGTCAGAATGGTGTTGCCGGAATCACGAGACCGGGATGGCTTGACCAGCTTTGAGAGAATTTCACTTTCCTCAATTAACGGATCAATCCGCTGTTTTGAGTTTCGCTTGGCCATATCCAATGACGGCAATACCGCCAGCATGGGACCTGGCGCATGGTGGATCACATACCCCATCCAGTTATTACCGCATTCTGAAAACCCAACCTGAGCGCCCTTCATCACCACCACCCGTTCCACCGGGGACGATGGTGACAGGCAATCCATGACGTCCCGCAAATACGGTGTTCGACTGGTGCGCCATTGGCCGGGTTCGGCAGCTCCCTTGCCTGACAATCGGCGGTGCTGGTCGGCCCACTCAGAAACCGTCAACAACGGGTCTGGGCGCAGGCCGTTGTCAAAGGCCGTGCCAAAAACTTTAGACGCGCTTGGGATCACCGTGACAATTCTTCCAGCGCCGTACGAAGTTCTGTCATCAACATGTTATGCACCCGTTGTGTATCGGTCTCCGCCGCCAGCACGGCGGCCAGACGTTCAGGGATATTCATCAATGCATCTCGAACAACTCGAGCCTTGTTGAAGGCAACCAGTTTCACATCGTCGGCATCCACGTATTTGCCAGCCTCAACCTTGGCCTTGATCTCGAGAAGCTTGGCCCGCTCGACTTCGCTCTTGATGCGGGTTTTAAGCAGCAAGGTCGGCAGGTCGTTGCTGGATTGAGTAAACGTTGGCGCATATGCTGCACTTTGGTTGCCGCCAGCACCCGGCACCGGAACAGGGGCAGCCTCGTCATGTTTAGGGCGACGCTCGGCTCGGGCCGGATCCCGAACCGCCGCAAGGGCAACATCGGCCTGATCCACATCCACCTTTTTGTCGACGAGCTGAATGATGCCCTTGGCAACCATCTGGCCCACATATTGGCGCGACACGCCACGTTTTCTGGCATATTCGGCCTGACTGATCAGCATTTATGTTCCGCCATCCTGTCATCGGTCGATCCCGATTAACCGAACGCCCGACCATCGCCGTCCAGCGTTGCTTTGAGCCCGGTAAATTCCTGCCAGCGTTTGACAATGACGTCTGCGTATTTTGGGTCCATCTCTATAAGCCTGCCGCTTCGCCCCGCTTTTTCACAAGCGATCAGCGTTGTGCCTGACCCACCAAATGGATCAAGCACGATGTCACGGGACTTCGAAGAATTACGCACGGCGCGTTCCACCAAGGCCACGGGCTTCATGGTCGGGTGCAAATCGTTTTTGTGGGGCCGGTCGATAAACCACACATCCCCCTGGTCTCGGGCTCCGCACCAAAAGTGATCCGTGCCTTCTTTCCAGCCATACAAAACCGGCTCGTACTGGCGTTGGTAATCAGACCGACCCAGCGTAAATCTGTTCTTGGCCCAGATGATAAAGGTCGACCAGTGGCCCCCGGCGTCAACGAAGGCTTTTTGCAACGTGTGCAGTTCCGACGATGACATGCAGATATAAATGCCGCCCTTGGTTACACTGACAATGTTGACGCAGGCGTCATACAAAAACGCTTCAAACGCATTGCCCAGGTTATCATTTTCAATACGGCGATCCGTCTTGCGACTGGCCCCGCCTGCATAATCCACATTGTATGGCGGATCACAAAAGGTCAGATCGGCAAGGCCGCCGTCCAGCACCCGCTCAACATCACCCAGAACAGTGGCGTCACCACAAAGCAGGCGATGATTGCCAAGCAACCAAAGATCCCCCGGTTTTGAAATCGGCTCTTCAGGCGTTTCTGG